TTCTGGTTACATCGATGACCTACGAGTAAGTAAATATGCGAGATACACCAGCAACTTCACGCCACCGACAGTAGCCTTCCCTTTGCAATAAGGACTGACCATGCTCTACTCTAAAAACGGTTCTATCCCAAAGCCAGAGACAGATGGCACAGATGGCTGGATTGAAGTGCCTGATGAACCTGCTGCGCCTGAAGGTAAAGAAGTAGTCTGGTGGTATCCGCCGGGATGGGTGATTCGTGATCCTAAACCTGCTGATGAAGAAGGTTACAAGTGGTCTTGGTCGCAATCTAGCGAGGAGTGGGTCAAGTATGCATTGCCTGAGACTGTAGTTGAGCCTGTCCCAGTATTAGAATCAACCCAGATTGAAGCATTAACAAGTAGCCAAATTGAGAGTCTAACAACGTCACAAATCGGTATGTTGAATGGCTAACTATGTAGATTTCGGTTACTGGACACAAGGATATTGCGAGGGCGATTTAAGTCAGCCTGATCGTTATGTCGTTGTTGGCTATTGGACTGATGGCTACGCAGAGTATGAGGACATAGGTTCTGCGGCATCGGTTAATGGTGTTGCAACTGTTACGGCAATAGCAAACCAAGTACAAACTGCTGTTGCAAGTATTACAGGCAATGCTCAGTTAGAAGTCACGGTAGTTAATTTCCTATTTGGCACAGCTAGCGTCAATGGAACAGCAACATTTACTGCGGTTGCTGGTGTTGACAACATTAAATACGATAGTGGGTCAATTCTTGCGACTGCTTCTGTATCGGCTGATGCAATACTAATTCACGGTGGTCGTGCAGCAATAGAGTGTGTTGCCGATGTAGTTGCTAACGGTAATTTTATTGTCAATGTCGCTGCTTCTGTTAATGGAAACGCAACTATAATCGCAGTAGGTAGCATTATTGGCGAGGAATGGGATGATGTTCAACAGTCTACGGATACTTGGACACCAATTTCTGCGGATTTTAATGTTTGGCAGACGGTACAGCCTTCGTCTGATGCTTGGTTGAGGCAATAAATGGCTACGACAAAAATACAGTTTGGTGAATGGCTACCAGATCAGCCCGGAGTAACAGGGGCGATTACTGACGCTAAGAACTGTTATCCTGTTGCTAACGGATATGCGCCTATAAGGTCTGAGGCTGATTATTCTGATGCTGCTGCTCAGAATTTGCTTATTACGTTTGGCGGTAAGTTTGGTGGTGAGGTAACTTTATTTGCTGCTGGAGCGACTCAGGTTTACAAGTTTGACTCGTCTGATGCAAGTTTGGACGCATTAACGACAACAGGCTACTCAACTGTAGAGGGTTGGGATGTAACGCAGTACGGGGCAAAGATGATTCTGGCTAACGGTCAGGATAAGTTGCAAGCCTATCAAATCGGCGCATCTACTTACGTTGCTGATCTAGCGGCTGCTGCACCTACGGCTAAGTTTGTGACCGTTGTTCGTGATTTCGTTGTTGCGGCTAACGATGGAACGGATGCGAACAAGGTCTATTGGTCGGATATTAACGATGAGACGGACTGGACTCCGGGTGCAGCTTCTCAGTCTGATACGCAGATCATTCCTGACGGTGGGGATATTACAGGTTTAGCGGGTGGTGAGTATGGTCTGGTCTTTCTAGAACGTGCCATATATCGGATGAGCTACACAGGCTCCCCGTTTTTCTTTCAGTTTGATGCTATCTCAAGGTCTTTGGGATGTATCTCTAATGGATCAATTGCTCAGTACGGTGGGCTAACGTATTTCTTAGCTGATGACGGGTTTTATTCCTGTGACGGTCAATCAGTAAAAGCTATCGGTGCTGAGAAGGTCAATAGATGGTTTTTCGATAATGCTATTCCGGGTGAAATTCCGACTGGAATGAGTACAACTATTGATCCCATACGAAAGTTAGTTATTTGGAAATTCAATAACTCTTTCGGTGGTAAAAGTATGTTGATTTACTCGATCAACTTAGATCGTTGGTCGTATGCTGACACAACAGCTAATGCTATTGCTTATGTATTAACGCCATCAGCTACATTAGAGCAGGTAGATAACTACAATTCAAACATTGACGCATTGGATATTCCGCTGGACTCACGGGTATTTGCTGGTGGTCAGTTACTTTTTGCGGGTGTAGTGGGTGCTAAGATCGTATCTTTCTCTGGTCAGCCAAAGACTGCGAACATAACGACAGGCGATATAGCCATTGGACGGTCTACGGTCACGTTAGTAAGGCCAACTGTGGACGGTGGAAGCGGCTCTGTGGCGATTTCTAGCCGGGATTTGCTCAATGAAGTGGTGGAATTTGGCTCTAACGTAGCGGCTGATGCTGAAAACCGTGTTTCTATCCGTTCTAACGGTGAATATCATCGTCTAAGACTGACTCCTACTGGTTCTAACTGGAAAACAGCGGTAGGAATTGAGGTAGATGTAGTTAAGCAGGGTGATCGATGAGGCAATTCCGTACATTACCGCCATTTGGAGGCGATCAGAGGGCTGTTGCCGAGGTCGTTCGTGGCATTATGGACGGAAAGACCAACAACACAGGTCTGATTACGCTAGCGACTGGTAATGCAGTTACAACGACCCTATTTGATGAGCGTATAGGCTTTGAGAGCCTTATTTTCTTCGTTCCAGTATCTGCGGCTGCTGAGGCTGATTCGACTCCTTATGGGGCGTTTCAGGACTCTACAGACCAGACAGCGGCTAACACTACAACGGCCTATGCGGTTACGTTTAACACAACAGATTATTCCAATGGAATTTACGTTTCCAATAGTTCTAGGCTAAATGTCAGGAATTATGGGATTTACAACATCCAGTTTTCGTTTCAATTTAAGAATACGTCAAACGATGGTCAGGACGTAGATATTTGGTTCCGTAAGAATGGAACTAACGTAGCTGGTTCTAATAGTAAGTTTTACTTGCCAGCAAGAAAGAATACGGGTGATCCTAGCCACCTGATCGCTGCGATGAATTACGTTCTGGAAATGAACGCAAATGACTATGTTGAGGTAATGTGGCGAGTTAGTGATACTGGCGTTTCTTTGGAGCATTATCCGACTGATACGAGTCCGACTAGACCAGCTACGCCATCAACTATCATTACGATGTCTTACCTTGCACCATCAGCTACAACGAACTTATACGTTTCTACTCAACAACAAGGTCAGGCAACGATTAGTCATTGGGCTAATAGTACGGCTGACAAAACTTACGGATACATAATCGTCGGATGACAGAATGGAAATATATCGAGCCTGACCAACTCAGAAAGTGGTGGATGAGCGTCAAGCCGGGGTTAGACAAAATTAAGAGTGTCAGTTCTGAGAGTTGGATCGTGGAGGATGTATACACGGACTGCTGGAATCAGAAATCTGGACTATGGGTTGGACTAGAGGATAACCATTTCAAAGCGTTCTTTATATTGCAACCATTGGTGGAAGAACTCCATATCTGGTGTGCTTGGACGTTAGAAAATGATTATCAGATGGTGCAAAAAGGTTTACAATTCATCAAAAATATGGCAAGGGAAAACGGTAACAAATACCTAACATTCTCAAGCCATAGACCGGGATGGGATCGTAGAGCTAAGTCTTACGGTTTCAGGCCTAGAAAGTGGATAAGCGAGGTCTAATATGGGTGGTGGTGGCGGCGGTCAAACGCAAACATCAAGAACAGAGATAAGTCCTGAATTTAAGCCTTACGTCACTTATACGCTAGGTGAGGCTCAGAGACTTTATCAAGGGATGCCAGCGGCTCCTGAGACCCTAGCGGTATCTCCATCAGAGGCTACTCAGCAAGCCTTACAGATGGCTCAACAACGGGCTATAGGCGGTTCTCCGCTACTTCGTGCTGGTCAGGCTGAACAGTTAGCTACGATTCAAGGTCGTGGCGTTAATCCGTTTCTAGGCGGTGCTTTAGAGCAAGCGAATCGTCTAGCTGGTGAGCGTTATACCCAGAATATCCAAGAACTACAGTCTCAGGCTTCATCGGCTGGTCGTTATGGCTCGGCTGCAATGGGTCAGCAAACTGGTCGCGCACAAGACATCTTTGCTCGTGCCTTAGCGGAACAGGGTGGTCAACTAGCGTATTCCTCGGCTGAGGCTGAGAGGGCTAGACAGGTAGCGGCTGCTCAGGCTGCTCCACAGATGTCTGCGGCTGATTACGCTGATCTACAGCGACTTCTACAGGTTGGTCAGGCTAGAGAAGGCTACGAGCAACAAGCTATCCAAGGTCGATTGGCTGCTCAAGACCTGCCGTTACAAAGATTACAACGTGCTGCTCAAGTTGTTTATGGTGCGCCGTTGGAGACTCGTTCTGAGTCAACATCTACACCGTCTGGAGGCAAATAATGGGTGATCCAGTAACTATGGGAATGATTGGTGCTGGCGTAGGTGCTATCACTAATCGTCGTAATCCATTACAAGGTGCGCTAATGGGTGGTGCGCTAGGTGGCTTTGGTGGTGCTGCAATGGGTGGGATTAAAGGTGCTAGTGCTGCTGCTAATGCTGCTCAGGCTGCGAATATCTCTGCACAACCTGCAATGGGATACGCAGCTACACAAACTGCTGCTGGTCAGACATTGAACCAAGGATTAGGTGCAAGTTTGCTGTCGGGTGCTAAGGACGCATTTGGCGGTATTAACACATTTGCTAAAGAAAATCCTTTGACTACTCAAGTCGGACTAGGTGCGTTACAAAGTGCAGTAACTCCCGCTCCTCCTCCTGAGATGGCTCCTCCGCCGGGGTTGATGCGTGGTCAGCAGTTTCAGATGGAACAGCCTACACAGTATGCAATGGGTAGCCCAAGAATTAGTCTGATCTAAGGTGACGTATGGCTATTGAAGATTACCTGCCAAAGTTTATTAGCACCCCTCCTATGTATCAAGGCTTGCTTGAGGAGCCTGATCGTGTTGCTTTAGAAAGACGCGCTAATCTTGGTGGATTGCTAGGGTTTGCTGGTGCATTGGCTCAAGGTATGAGTCCACAAGGTTATCGTCGATCTGCGTTACAGAACGTCCTATCTGCTCTAGGTGCTGGATTTCAGGGTGCTGGTCAGACGTTTGAATCTGGCATTAGCCAAATGGGTGAGGTTCAAAAGTTACAACAGGCAAGACGAGATATTGCAAGACAGCAACAGGCTAGAGACGCTATTGAGGCAGTCATTAAGACTCCTGAAGTTGCAAATAATCCTGCTATGGTTGCTTACTTCAGGGCGAATCCTGAAAAGGCACTAGAGCGTTTTGTCGCAATTCAAGAAACTCAAATTGCTAGAGGTATTCGTCCATCTACTGCCCCTAGTGCTGCTCCTGATGCTGCAAAAACAACGTCTGCTCCGCAGATGTACGATATTTATCGGGAAGATCCAATCCAAGCAATTATTGAGGGAAGGCCAATTCCTGAAGAAAAGGTTTTGCCAAATCAAGATGTTGTAGGCACTACTTCTCGTTTTGCAAAACAGTTAAGAGAGGCTGAGGCAGCACAGGCTTACTTTTCAA